ATTATATACTTTTCTATCTTTTATAATAGGTTCAATTGTATTAGTAATTGCTTGTTCAATATCAGTAGTAGTTACAAAATTAAAAGTAGTTTTTAAATTATTTGTTTCTTTGTAAATTACACCATCGTTACCAAATAAATTAGTGCTGGAGTATTTTCCTGTAGAATCAATTAAATCAAAATATCTACTAATTCCGCTTGCATTTCTATTAACAGTTTTTACTTTTACAATCTCTTGACTTACTGCTAACGGTGCAACATTATAATCTTCTGCTGTAACCATTCTGTTTTGTGTGTAGTATGTTGCCGGAGCGTTTGCTTTAATACTTTCGTCACTTTCACTAGTTGTACTATTTGAAATTGTGTATTTTAATTGTAGTGTTAAAGTAAGTTGTTCTGGTACGCCGACTGCACTCAAATAAGGTATTTGAATTTGTACATTTGACATTTCACTTGGTTTAATAGTATAACGACTATTAGCACTTGTACGATATACTACTTTAAATCTACCTTGTGGTAAATTACCAAATACACCATCACTAAACACTAAACTAATTCTATCTTGTACTCTAGTTAATACTGAATATAAATTTCTAACGTCTTTAGTTAAACTATTATAGATAACATTATTACCTTCTACAGCATCAACTTTAGTCCAATATTCTGTTTCGCGGCCTTGTCCATCTAATTTATACAACCAAACATCTTTGTTATTGATATCAGTTGCGTCAATGTCAACCTTTTGATTACTACTAGGGTTATTAATACTAAATTGTCCCGAGTCTAAAGAACCCTGTTTAAAAGAAGCAAAGAATCCAGTATTTGTACTTGCTGGTCCTTGTCCATCATTTCTATAAAGCATTGCAAAACTGTTTGCTTGGAGTGGAATTTCTTCTTCTAATGCTCCGTTAACAATATCACTACTTACTACTTCAAATGGTAAACTTGAACCTTGGATAGTTTTAGTAAAAGAATACTTAGGTATATCTGTGTTAATACCATTGAATCTATATTGTTCATGCGGTATACTATTAATTGTTGCTGTTTTTGCTGGCTTGCCAAAAGTGCCATTTTGTGGCAAAGCGGCATTCATTACTTTAACAAACTGCTCGTACCATTGTGTATTACTCGGATCATTCCATTGTATTTGCTGACCTGCTAGATTAAAGTTATTTGAATCTACTACATCTTCAGTAGTAGAGACAGAACTAATTTTTAATAAACCTTCTGCGGCTTGGTTACGTTTAGGATTGTATGAAAGCAACCGTGCTAAACGGAGAACTGATTCTCTACGCTCTGCTAGTTCTAGGAAGTTTTCTCTAGCATTTAGATCAATACGGAATGCAATATTTTGACCTAGGAATGCAATAAGATCAATTAATGCGAGGTATTCAGAACTTTCAATGTAATCGTTAAAATCTTCAGGGTAATTAGTCCTTAGATAACTAATCATTGTGCGTCTTAAATTATCAAAGTCATAACTTTGAAAGTCGGCGTTTCTATAACTTTGATAGATACGCTTCCAATCCTCTGCTACTAGCAGTCTATTTTGTCGGTCAGTAGATGACATATTTCATTCCTCGTTTGTTACATGTATTTATTAAGAATAGATAAGTGCGTATTTTATTTATAAGTTAAATTAAGCCAATATTTAATACACAACTTTAAACATGTATTAAATATTAATATGACAACACTGCACACATTTGGCTGTTCTATTACCCAGGGATATGCTTTACCAGATGTAGTACAACCTCTTTTAGATGAAAATGGTAATAAACTTACTGAAGAGCAAGTGCTAGAATTAGGCGATTCATTTGATTGGAATGAAATTCATTTGTATCAACCTAGTGATTATGCATGGCCGAAGGTTCTTGCAGATAAATTAAATTTACCTGTGATAAATCATGCTCGCAGAGGGGCATGTTTTAATCAAATATCAAGACAATGTGCTGTAGCCGCACAAGACATTTATCCTGATGATATTGTAATTGTTATGTGGACATACCTAAGTAGACTATCATTACAATGGCCTGCAAGAACTTCTGTTCCTTTTTGTAATATCGCTGATCCTAATTCGGGATTTCAAACAGTAATTACAGGGTTTAACAAGTTGCTAGGTTTAGACAGGCATAAAGAAAGTAATAAAACTACAGATGAAAAAATACAAGATTACATAGAAAAATCTACAAAAAATACTTACTTAAATCCAATGGGTGTTTACGATAGATATTACAACAATCTAGTATTACAACAAATGACACACGGATTTCTTGCGGCAAGTGGTGCTAAAATTTGTCATTTGAGTGTAGAGACACAACCTGTCTTAGACCAATTAGAAGAAGCAAGAAAAGAATTAGATGTTACTTTGCAAGATCCTTACAAAATACCTCACCCAGATGATTGGTATTCTTTAGATGTAGATTACGATAGTGCTTTTGTAATTTTAGATCCAAGTATTCCGACTGCAGAAAATGATATGCACCCTAGTGTAGAACATCATAGCAATTTTGCTAACCACATTTATAAACGTTATTTTTAGGCTGTAAGACCTGCATTTTCATCAAAGTCTAGTCTTAGTTTTTCTGATATATTATACGGCACATAGGTTAAGTCTAGTTCAATTTGTATACCACTTTCATAAGTACTAACAATAATTTCATTTGCTTGTATACGTGGATCGTAATTTACAATAGAAGTAACATTGTCTGCAATAGATTGTTTTAATTCATCTGTAAATGGTTCAAATATTGCATCCCAAATGATTGTCCCAAACTCAGGATTCATTAATTTTTCGCCCTGTCTAATATGGAAATGATTAAGTAAGTCTTGCTTGATTAATGCTAAGTCGTATAACGTAGATGAGTTGTTATCAGGGTTAACTGAAGACAATCCTCTATATGCCTTGCTTGTAATAACAGGCTTTTGTTTTGTACTGGATGGCTTAACTGCAATCCTATCATATAGATTTTTTTCTAAAGTACTCATGTTAATATTTATGCTCCTACGTTTACAAAGGATGCGCCACTAGTTATTGTCCCAGCATCACATCCATCACCTACTCTACCTACAAACTGTCCTGCTATCTTGACCACAGAACTTGATCCTGAAATAGGAGCAGTATGTGGTACACAATTATCACCTGACGGTATGCTATGTGACACTGTTAAATCGCCAAGTCTGCAAACAAGTTGTCCTTGTATTTTAACAAAACTCTGACTAGGAGTATCCAATGTTGTACTACCATCACATCCGTGTCCTGTTGCTACTGAATCACCTTTTCTTGCTATTAATGGCATTATACTGTTGAATCCGATCCTGGTGTTGCTGGAGCAGTACCGTCAAGTGGTACATTGTACTCGTCAGGTATGCTCCAATTTCTTTTTATGCTTTTTACGTACTGACTTTTACTGTTAAATTGATAATTAGAAACTTTAGCATTATTTCCTTGGTTTCCACCTAATACTTTAATAACACCGTTTGAAGTAATTTCTTGTACAAAACCAATATGTCCTCCGCTACGTGTTTTTGATTTAAAAACAATAACGTCCCATTTACGGATAGCCGAAGTATCTTTCCAGTCAACTTCACTGCCCCAACTATACCAACCCTGACTACTCATGGTTTGTAATGCAGGAATTCCAGCAGTAAATAGTGCCCAACTTACAAATGCCGCACACCAAGCATGAGACATTGCACCGCCATCTTTTGTATATGCGTTTCCGCATACTTTGTAAGTTTCTAATATTCTTGGATTACCAGGATTTCCACGTTCTCTCCAATCTTGAGTAAGAACATTGGTTAACACTGCATCTAACTTTTCCCAACCCGGGCCTTCAGGTAATGGTCCTGGAGTAATATTTGGATCCATTGCAGGTAGGTTTGAACTATTTACATATCCTCCATTGCCTGATTGTTGTCCTGGTCCTGATCTAGGATAGTCACCTTCTAAATCAAATTGTCCATTTGGAAATCTGCCTGCTTCAAGTGCTTCATTCCAATCTGAATTATCAGCAACTTCTGCAGGATTAACAATTGGTGTTCCTGGAATAACTACTTGCCCCATTATACTACTCCATTTCTTGGATCATTTTGATCAACGCCTGCTACGACATTTCTTTTGTTTGGATCTCTAATCCAGTCTGGATCATATTTTCCGTTTGGTAGTAATTTTGCTTGTAAGTAACCTGTATCTTTAGGACGTCCTAATTCGTATCCTCTTTCAGTTCCTGCAATAGCAAATCTAAAGTTACCAAGTGTTCCTCTACCAAAATCTTTGTAACGCTCTTTTAAATATGCCGCTGTAACTGCAACTGACTTAGCAACATCTGTAATTAAAATAGTAGGATCATCTACAATGTCAACACCAAATGGGTTATAGTCTGTGACTGGCGCACTTGTCAATCCTGCAAGTTTTCCGTAACGCTGATAATTTGCTTTACCTGTTAACTGAATTAATCCACGACCAATAAACTTACCGCCATCACCTGCTGTTGTATTACCCATACCTGGTCCAATTTTACTTGTGTAACCATATACTAATTCAAAGAATGTTGCTTTATCTTTTTTGATTTCTGTAAGTTCTGCATCACTAACTGTTCTAGCATTACTAAAAATTGAACGTATGCGCTCATTACTAGTTCCACCATAAGAGTTTTCAACTGATAGTTTAAGTCCTGATTCAGTTTCTGCTGTTGCAATAGCCGCATATACTTGCTCTTCTGTAAATCCTTCAGCAAATAATGCACTTGCAAATAATCTTGAAAGTTGTTGTTTTTCAATTTTTACTGGTTCAGGATCTGCTGGAATATTTGCTCCTGCAATAGGATCAAATCGTTGATTACCTTCCGGTGCACCTGAATTGTTATATGCATTAGGTTGATTTCCTGCACCCGCAACTGTGCCGCCTGGAGTTCTATTAAACGTGTCTGGAGTACTCGGTGGATATGTTTCTGGTGGATCAACTCCTGCTCTAGTTAAGTCTGGTGTATACTTTAATGGATCATAATGTTCATGTTCAAACCAAGGTTCGTGTTGTGGAACTCTAGAACTTTTAAGTGCAATTTCTGGCGGTGTTGGATCAACAAGAAGTGGTGCTGGAGGTATAACTGCTTCTGTTGGTGCTGTTGGTGCATTTGGCGCACTTCCTTGTATGTCAATGCTATTGCCTTCACTATAAATCTTTAATGCGCCGCCAGCAGTTAGGCCTCCTTCGGCGTCTGTTCTTATACGTAAGTTACCAACTGCTTTTAAATCTAATACATTTCCAGATTGCATTGTAGTTTTTAATGTACTTGTTTGATGTATTTCTGCACCAGCACTTATATAACTGCTACCTAATGCTTTCATATGATAGTCACCGTCAGTAGTAATTTTTACTTCATTATGTCCTTCAATGCCAAGACCTCCTGTACTACCTAATGATAGTTGTGCGCCTGCAGATATGTTTTGCTGTTCTACAGCAATTAACATACCATTGCCGTTTGCATACATAACTAAATCTTCGCCTGAATTAACATTAACATCTTTACCAGCATTTAAACTAAATTGTGTACCAGCAATAACACTAGTACTATCATGTGAACTTGTTCTAATTTTATTAGCAACCATATTCACATCTTGTCCGGCAGTTAAGTTAATATCTCGGTCCGCTGTAAAATTTAAGTCTTGCTGAGAATGTACACTAATACTGTCTGCACCGTAAATGTCAACTTTACCATTGCTAGTCATTTCGATCCAGGCTGTTCCTCTAGCATTAGCAATATAGATTAAATCCTCTGTGTTATGCATAAGGATTTGATGGCCTGTTCTAGTACGCCATCTGCATAATTCGTTATGTGGTCTAGTAACATCACCGCCTGGTTCTTGTGCTTCAATATTTGCATATTCCATTGCAGTATCTTTAGGATGGCCTTTTCTTAAAAATTTATCATCGCCGTCATCCATTACAAAACTAGAGCCGCCTAATCTACTTTTAGGCCAAGGTATCTTGTTGCCTTTAAACCCAAGATCTTGTTTAGGCGCACCCGGACGCTTATCTAATGGCCCTGGCGTACTCCAGCCAAATACTGCACTAGGTAATTCACGCCTTGCACTTGAACTAGTAAGTCCTCGTGTTTCGTCATTATCTAATCCTGCCATAACATAATTTTTAAGTAAATCTACATGTGCCGATTTTC